TGGACTATCTTATATCTAACTTACTCCAGCTATGACCCAAGAGCAATGGAAATGACCGCCTACTGGCGACGACGAAATGTATCCACAGTTAATCTAGGATTTGCGGATGATTATAGAGATATGAAAAACAATCTAATAAGTTTCGATGCTGCACAAGCTCAGAGAGAAATATTCAACATTAGTAGCAAATACGACTTGGTATTAACACATAACTGGGACGGCGATTACGGCCATATACATCATACTTTTGTCAGCAACTCAGTACACCCAGTGTTGAAACCAAAAGTTTACTTTGCCAAATATGAGCAGTCTAATATGGAATGCTGCGCGGCCGGCGACATCAATTTGACGGAGTTGCCGCTGCATCGGGAAATAATATCAGGATTTGAAAACATCAATGTTGGTCGATATTTTGTTGATCAAGCAGCCCGGGAGTTATTAAATGGGAAACCTTAAGCCAGGCGGCTCTTATATATACGAACGGGTTGGCAATACGGTATTTCGTCGTGAATCGGGCCAGGTCGAACGAGAAGTAGTGGGATACGATCATCGTACCAGTGATAGCAGACCGTTGCACGATCATTTAATGGATTCCAAAATGTGGGGCGAGATTCACCGAATGGCGAAAACCAATCCCACTTTACAAGATGCTATAGATCGTGTTATAATGCTGTATCACCTCATCAATGAAGACAAATCAAATACTCCCCATCACCCTGTATAATGGATAAACTATCAATCAATAACGAAATGGCTCAGTTGGACACGAAAAATCGTAAGTTCTATGATGAGCTCAATGAAGAAGAACGCAAGAAGTTCGCCACCTATCTCATGCTGAGATACGCTGCCAGTGTGGAGGGAGGACCTGATATTCAAGAATGGTATCTGCGTGTGACCAACGAACGAGTAAATGCCAATTTCTTTGACTTGGGTAAGCATCCTAAACTACAATGGTTGTTGTGTACCACTGTTAGTCCGGACATGGGTCGACAGCGACATTACTGGCAAGCTAGTAAAAAGAAGGAGGGCAGCAATTCCAAAGCCCTTAAATTTTTAACTAAATTATATCCTCATCTTCGTACAGATGAACTTGAACTGTTGGCCGAATTAAATGATACCAAAGAGTTAAAAGCCCTGGCCAAGACCATGGGCATGTCTGATGCTGATATTAAAAAGGATCTGGGTTGAGCTTTGTTTGTCGTTACTGTAAGAAAAGTTTTGTAAAAGAAAGTACGCTGATTGCGCACATGTGTGAGCCCAAGCGTAGATATCAGCAAGAAAAAGAAACAGGCGTACAATTAGGGTTGAAAGCGTATCTACGATTTTACGAAATTTCACAAGGCAGCGCCAAAACTAAAAACTACGACGACTTTGTTGGCAGTCCTTATTACACAGCCTTTGTCAAATTTGGTAGACATCTTGTGGGAGTTAGATGCGTCAACACTGCCAGCTTCACTGACTGGTTGTTGAAGAATAATAAAAAGATAGACCATTGGTGCAAGGAAGCCTTGTATCTAGAATGGCTACATGAGTATTTGAAAAAAGAAGCAGTTCAAGATGCACTGGAGCGAGCGCTGAAAGAAATGCAGGACTACGCGGATTCCGAACCCAAACTACAGAATAATTTTAACAACTATTTTCGTCTGGGATCGGCCAATCGTATTGTGCATCATATATCAAATGGTCGCATCAGTCCTTGGATTGTTTATAATTGCGACAGTGGCGTTGACTTCATCAGTTCACTCAATGAGGAGCAGATTGCGATCATAATGCCCTGGATTGATCCAGACCATTGGCAGCGCAAGTTCAAAGATTATCTAGCTGACAGTGAATGGGTCAAGTCAGTGTTAACCGCAGCCGCACTATGAAAACTGTGAGTATACCGCCAAAATCATTGAGTAGCGCCTCTGGCTGGACTGCGTCAAGTCTAGGAATTGAAATGAGCCGCTGGTGTAAAGAACAGGGCTTGCTGTCCGGGCGCGATTTTGAGTGGGCATACCATCCCGAAGATTATACAGTTAATTTTACCTTTTACGGTGAGGCAGAAAGTTTTGCTTCACTGTTTGCTTTAAAGTGGCTATCAACATGAAATTTAAATCAGACATTGACATAGATTTTGCCAACAGAGATCAAATACTAGCACTGTTACCGCATACCAGTGCTAGTATTATTCGTGATGGTAAGTTGACCAAGCACAACACTGGAGTTTATTTTACAGGCATTCCACAAGATCCGTTCGCTGCACAGGCCAGCTTGGACTATAATACGGCAGAAGATTTGGGCTATGTAAAGCTGGATTTCTTAAATGTGAATCTCTATAATCAAGTTCGAGATGAAGCACATTTGGTAGAGCTGATGTCACGGGAGCCAGACTGGGCCAAACTCTATGAGCGTGAATTTTGCGAGAAGATAATACACATTGGCAATCATTACGATACTTTGATTAAAATGCCCCAAGCGGTCAATAGTATTCCCAGGATGGCCATGTTTTTATCAGTTATCAGACCTGCCAAACGACACTTGATTGGTTTGCCCTGGGCCGAAGTTGCCACCACTGTGTGGGAAAGACCTGCGGACGACAGTTATTATTTCAAAAAAAGCCATTCAATTAGTTACAGCCACTTGGTAGTGGTGCATATGAATTTGTTAGACAACTCGTCTAACTAGGGTAATACTACGGCGTTTGCTGCGCTTCTGAGCTGATTCTTTCAAGCTCAGTGCAGGGCCATATTTCAGTTCTACATCCTTGCTGTTGAAGGTTTTCAGTGTGGGCCTGAACTGATTCCAATCTGCTTTGAGGAAAATGTTAATGGGTACCATCCTGTTACTTTCCCACCACCATGTTTCCCCCAGTTCTAAATACAGCAGCTTCTGTGGCTCTGTCTTGAGTACAGCATAATCATATATGCTGGTGATGACATCGTCGATATTTTGTATCACTCCGATATACTCGTTGCCTCCGTAGGTAAGATAGCTGAGAAAAGGGTATTGGTCTAATAGTTTTTGGTAATCCACTTGATATTTATAACCGAAAATTTTCAAGGTTTTGAATATGGTATTATGCTAAATACTTGATGCAACAGATAAATTCTTACATCTACGATAATTCCGTATTGGTGCAATACGATGTAGATCCCGAGATCATGCAAAGGAACCGAGTAGTGTACACAAACACCTTACAAATTTACAAAGGGATAGATAATATCCTCAAGATCAAGGTACAAAACGCCGATCAGAAACCAGTTAATATCACGGGTTTCACTTTGACTTTTAACATGGTGGAAGACTATGTTTTTGCCAATGCAACCACGGTACTGAGTACCAATGTGACCATAGTAAATGCCAATGCAGGACTGGGAACTGTGACCATTTCCAGCTTGAACATGGTTCAATTGACTGCGGAACAATACAATTACAATGTAAAAATAAACAATGGCACTGCCAACATTGCAGCCTATGTGGACGATAACTACGGCGCAGCGGGACAAATAATGGTCAGTTCCGCAGCCTATCCAGTCGCGGAACCTGTGGCTCTGGACCTGGGCACTATTAATGACAGCACAGAAAGTGCTATCTACGATTTTGGGAATATATAATGAGTAAAACAGTACAATGGAAACGCGGCAATACTGCACAAAATTCAACCTACACTGGCGCACAGGGCGAAATTACCGTTAACACCACTAATTATACATTGGTGGTGCATGATGGCGTGACTGCTGGCGGATATGCCTTGCCCAATTACAGCAATACCAATGTGGCCGCATACCTAACTACATCAACAGGCAATATCAGTGCTGGTAATATCACTGCCAACTCTATATCAGTTACCAGCGTGATAAAATTCGCCAATTTGACCACTACACAAATAAATGCAATAACTCCAATATCAAGAGGAATGACGGTGTTCAATTTCACAACTGGAAACATACAGGTGTATAATGGCACAAAGTGGGCCAACATAACGCTGTCCTAAAAGTTAACAAAAGTGTCAGCCCGCTGAGCCTACCCAAAACGGGCATACCTACTGAATACACCAAACTACAACTTTAAATAAATAACATATAAACAGGATTCAGATATGGCATCATATACAATAGTTACCGCAACAGCAGCCAATGTGGCCGGGAACACCAACACAATTAACAGCACCAAAGTTAAGGTGGTAGCAAACGCAGCCTGTGTTTATGCTATCAATGCACCAGCAACATTGACCTCCAACGTGGGCGCATTGATTCCCGCAAACTTTCCCACATATATAAACATGACTGGCATTGGAAATAGAATTTCAGTTTTACCAGTTTCAGGTGTCAATACTGCCATCACAGTAACAGAATGCGGTACTGTTTATCAGAGCGCAATGAATCAAAACGTGCTAAAAGGCGTGTTTACAATGACCACCGGCAACACTACTATTGTTGGTAGTACCACAGACCTTGGTATTGTCTCGGGCATGTTTATAACCGGCGGCAATATCAGAGGCAACCCAACTGTAACCACAGTAAACAGCGGAAACATTGTGATATCTACAGCGGCTGGCATTGGCAGCAATATAACAGCTACACTGACATTTTCTGTAACCGCAATTCAAACAGCATAAATTGAGATTTATTAATCAAACCAGTTGATTTCAACCAAACGTTAGTGTATACTAACTAAATGTTTAACGCTGTACAAGACTATACTCTAAGTATACTGCCAACCAAGCGGCGCCGTAGCCAAGCTGGCTGGCTGAGTTTCAATGCAGTCTGCTGCCATCATAATGGCGACAGCGCAGACACCAGAGGTCGAGGCGGTTGCATCACCAATCCGGATGGCGGTGTCAGTTACCATTGTTTTAATTGTCAATTCAAAACCAGCTATCAACCTGGCAGACCATTAAGTTTTAAATTTCGTAAATTACTAAATTGGTTGGGTGCAGATCCAACAGAAGTCAAACGATTGGTAATTGAAGCAATTCGAATCAAAGAATTAATCCGACCCGAAGATATCCGAGAGCCCGCGGAAGAAATAGTATTTGAAGCCAGAGCATTACCTCAGGAAGCACAGAGCTTTTTAGCCCTGGCTGAATTTTACAAACTGGCGGAGTATCAAAGCACACCA